CTGTTCACGCCGAACCGGCTGAAGGTGGTTCACGGTGGGCGTGGGTCTGGCAAGTCGTGGGGGTTCGCCCGCGCTTTGCTCATCCTGTCCGCTCAGAAGCCCCTGCGGGTGCTGTGTGCCCGGGAAGTGCAGAAGTCGATCAAGGACTCGGTTCATCGGCTCCTGAATGACCAGATCCAGGCGATGGGCCTGGGTGCTTTCTTCGACGTTCTGGAGACAGAGATTCGAGGAAAGAACGGAAGTCTGTTCCTGTTCGCTGGCCTTGCTCAACACACTGTGGAATCGATCAAGTCCTTTGAGGGCTGCGACATCTGCTGGATTGAAGAGGCGCAGACGGTCACGAAACGATCGTGGGACATCCTGACCCCGACCATCCGCAAGGCTGGTTCTGAGATCTGGATCACGTTCAACCCGGACATGGAGACGGACGAGACCTATCAACGGTTTGTCGTCCATGCCTCACCGGGTGCGTTCGTCACGCAGATGAACTGGAAGGACAACCCATGGTTCGGTCCGGAGCTTGAGATGGAGCGGCAGGACACGCTGAGGCGCGACCCTGACAACTACCCAAACATCTGGGATGGTGCTCCCAAGCGGGTGTCTGAGGGTGCTATCTACCGTTTCGAGATCGAGCGGCTGTATGAAGAGAAGCGGGTCCGGCTTGTTCCTTATGACCCGTTGCTCAAGGTCCACACGGTCTGGGATCTTGGCTGGAATGATGCGATGTCGATCGGCATGGTTCAGAGGTCAGGCGCTGAGGTTCGCTTCATCGACCACCTGAAGAACAGCCATCGGACCTTGGATTGGTACGTTGCGGAGCTTGAGAAGAAGCCCTATCGCTGGGGTACGGACTACATCCCCCACGATGGCCGGGCCAGGAACATGCAGACCGGCAAGAGCACGGAAGAGGCTCTGCAGGCGATGAAACGTAATGTCGTAGTGCTGCCCTTGCTCGATGTCGAGGAGGGGATCAAGGCGGCTCGATTGCTGTTCCCTCGGGTGTACTTCGACCAGGACAAATGCCCTGAACTACTGGAGAGCCTGAAGCGGTATCAGCGGCAGATCAACGAGAAGACCCGGGAGCCTGGTGCTCCTCTGCACGACCAGTACAGCCACGATGCGGACATGTTCCGGTACGTCGGGATGGCTGTGGATCAGATGTCCAACGACGACTGGGGCGGCGCTCTGAAGTACCCCAAACTGAACAACGGCTAACCATGAACGTCCTTCAACAGCTAGTCAGAGGCGAGATCGAGCGCAGGCGTGCTCTCGTTGCCGATGCGGAGTTGCGGTTGGTCGATGCTCGCACGCAACTGGACGAAGCCAAGGCCAATGCCCTGCGTGAGAAAAGCGAGTTCGATCAGCTCAAGGCGTGGCTAGACACTCAGATTGCCCCTGATTGGGCTTCCTAACAACTGAAAAGGCATCGCTGAGAAGCGACCCGAACAATGGCAAAACCCCAACCTCTAAGCGATGACGAGCTGAAAGCCCTGGTAGGCCGTGAGCTTCGTGCGTCTGTCGCCTACGACGGCGGGAAGCTTGCCGATCAGCGTCGCAAGGCAATGCAGTACTTCCTTGCCGAGCCGGTAGGGGATCTAGCACCGCCCGAGGTGGATGGTCGGTCCAAGGCCATTTCGACCGATGTCCGCAACACCATCCTGTCGATGATGCCGCAGTTGGTGGCTAAGTTCGTCGGCGGTGAGGATGCAGTCGAGTTCGAGGCTTCGAAGCAGGGGGACGAGCAGAAGGCGCAGGACGCTACCCACTACATCAACCATCTGTTCATGAAGCAGAACGATGGGTACGAGATCGCGTCTACGTGGATTCTCGACACGCTTCTGCAGAAGAACGGCATTGTTAAAGCCTGGTGGGACACCCGTGCTGAAGAGAAGCTGGAAGAGTATCGCGGGCTGACTGAGGTTGAGCTTGCTCAGATCCTTGATGACGATGAAGTAGAGCCGATCGAGCAGAACACCTACCCGGACGAGGAAGAGGCCAAGGCTCGCGCTCAAGCTGTCGAGCAGATGACCCAGCAGATGCAGCAGGCCATACAGGCGGCTCAGCAGGGTAACAAGCAAGCCGCTCAGGCTGTGCAGCAAATGCAGCAGCAACTGGCTCAGATCGAGGCTCAGCCCGTTGCCATGCTGTACGACGTGGCGTTCAAGCGCACCATGAAGGAAGGGCGCCTGACGGTGGAGAACGTTCCTCCCGAGGAATTCAAGATCTCCCGCCAGGCCAAGTCGATCAAAACGGCTTCATTCTGCGCTCACGTTGTCCCTCGGACCATCTCCGAACTGCGGTCGATGGGCTATCCAGGTTCGAAGATCGACCAGATTGGCACGAGCGAGGACACCAACGGTGCCATGAACATGGAGCGCATCGAGCGCTTCAGCACTGATGACGAGATGGCGTATGTCGCTCAGAACGAAGCCGGCGACGAATCGCAGCGCATCGTCTGGGTGAGCGAGTGCTATATCCGCTGTGACCGGGATGGTGACGGGATCGCCGAGCTGCGCAAGGTTGTTGTTGCTGGCAATCAGCTACTGGACGATGAAGAGGTTGACTGCGCCCCGTTCATCTCGGCGTGTGCTGTGCCTCTGCCGCACAAGTTCTACGGCCTGTCGATCGCTGACCTTGGCATGCAGAGCCAGAAGACGAAGACGGAGATTCTTCGTGCGCAACTGGACAACATCTATCTTGAGGTCAACGGCCGGTACTTCGCTGTTGAAGGTCAGGTAAACCTCGATGACTTGCTGACCTCTCGCCCTGGCGGCGTGGTTCGGATCAAGACTCAGGGTGCTGTTGGTCGCCTGGACCAGGGCAAGGGCAACATGGGTGAGTCTGCCGCCATGATGGAGTGGCAGGAACAGAACCTGGAGCAGTCCACCGGCTGGACGAGGTATTCCCAAGGGAATGACTCCAAGGCCCTGAACCAGACTGCGACGGGCGTCGAGATCATCACCGACAAGGGTGATATGCGGGTTGACCTGATCGCGCGCAACATCGCGTCGGGGTTCCGTGAGCTGTTCCTGATGATCCTGAAGCTGGCAAGCCAGCACCAGAAGAAGAAGGCGGTCATCAACGTCAACGGTCAGTGGATCGACATCGACCCTCGGGAATGGCGCAACCAGTTTGACATGACGGTCAACGTCGGGCTGGGGATCGGCTCGAAGGATGCCCAGATCAAGCGCCTGTTCGCTCTGGGTGAGAAGCAGGCTCAAGCCTTGGCGATCGGTGTAGCTAATCCGCAGAATGTGTACAACCTGTGGACGGACATCACGAAGCTTGCGGGCAACAAGTCTCCGGATCGGTACTGGAATGATCCGGTGAAGAACCCGCCGCCGCCTCGTCCTGACCCTGAGCAAGCCAAGATGCAGGCTCAGATGCAGATCGAGCAGGCCAAGCTTCAGGCCCAGATGCAGGGCAAGCAGGCTGATCTGCAGGCGAGCGCTCAGATCGAGCAGATGAAGGCCCAGTACAAGGACCAATGCGACCAGGCGCAGCGGAACCACGAAGCCCAGCTTGAGCAGATGCGCATGCAGATGCAGGCTGAGGTCGATGTGAACCGCCAGCGTTCGGAGGCTGAGCAGCAGTCGCTGAAGATCCAGCAAGAAGCCCAGTTGGCCCAGTTGCAATCGCAGTTTGACGAGCAGCGCCACCAACGGGAAATGGCCTTCGAGCAGTGGAAGTTCGAGAAGCAGCAGGAGCAGGAACGCTGGAAGGCTGAGTTGGATGCGTCCGTGAAGATCGAGAGCGCCAACATCTCGTCCAAGGCGAAGGTTGACAACGCTGCGACGCAGACCGCGACGAATGAGATTGCGTCGGAGGTCACGCAAGGCCCTGATTTCACCCCCTTGACGGCTGCTGTGGAGAAGTTCGCGGCCGCAGCAGAGCAAATGAGCAAGCCCCGGAAGCGAACCATCGTTCGCGGTGAGGACGGCCGGGCCACTGGAATGATTGAGGAATAAACATGGCAACGCAGAACAAGTTTCAGGATTTTGTCGAGCAGCTCGAAAAGGGCGTTCACAACTTCGCCTCGCATACCTTTAAGGTTGCGCTGACGAACACGGCTCCGGTAGCGACGCAGACGACCTGGAACACGACTGACCATCCTGCTCCTGCGGCTGCGAACGGCTATCCGGCTGGCGGCACTGCAACGACCATCACGACCTCAGAAGCAAGTGGCACCATGACCGTGAGCGGGACGCAAGTCGTCTTCACCGCTTCGGGCGGGAACCTTGGCCCCTTCCGCTACGCGGTGCTCTACAACGACACGGCGACCTCGCCGGCTGATGCTGCTGTTTCGTGGGTTGACTACGGTTCGTCGATCACCCTGGCGGATACCGAGACCTTCACCGTCAAGTTCAACAACGCCTCGCCGGGCACGATCCACACGCTGGCTTAAGCCATGGCTGTCTTCCTGAGCCGCGCGTCTCAACAGTACGCAGCTCGGGTCAATCCGTACACGGTTAGCGCCACGATCCCGGCTGGGGTCACTGTCCGCAGTGTGAAGGTCACGCTGACCCGCGAGAGTTGGCC